CCCCAAGTAAAGATGTATCTTGATGAAAATAGGATAGAACATGCTTTTGATTGGGGTCTACCAACACCAAATGCTGACGCAGCATTTAAATCTTTGTCTAAGTACGGTAAAGATATCCTTTTTATGACGGATATTCAAGTTAGGGCTATGAATAAGGCCTGGACCTGGACTGAAAGACAATTTTACACGTGCATGAATAATAGTAGTGTGAAAACGGTAAAAGAGGTAATACTCGGTTTAGATTTGTCAACATCTAGCGGAGCACCATTCAACATCCTGTACCCAACAAAGAAGGAGTTGTTTGAAGGATTCCCAGAAATGGAAAAATTTTTGGAAGAGGATTGGGAAACATTAGCAAATGATGATTATTGGACTTGTATTTGCACCAATTCTTTAAAGGAAGAGATTCGACCTGCAGAAAAAATAGCGCAGAATAGTATTCGAACCTTCACAGCGATGCCAGTTGATTGTACAGTACATGGAAATCGACTATTTGCAGATATGAATGAGAAGATGAATGCCTCACATTTGCAAACTGCATCAGCAGTTGGGATGAGCCCTTATTATGGAAATTGGAATAGGCTTTATCATAAATTGAAAGCCTTTAATAAGGGATATGCACTGGATGAGTCTCAATATGACTCTTCCCTACGATCATATATGATGTGGGGATGTGCAAGATTGCGATGGAATATGTTAAGAAGAGAAGACCAAACTCCAGAAAATTTGAGGAGATTGAAGAACATTTACCGCAATTTGGTGAATTCATTGGTTCTAACACCAGAGGGAGTACTATTTTATAAGTTAACAGGAAACCCATCAGGATCAATGAATACCATAAATGACAACACATTAGTTTTGTATACGCTAATGGCTTATGCCTGGATCATGACAAGTCCAGAGGAGTTTTCAACATATGAATGTTTTGAAGATTGTACTGCTAAAGTATTAGTAGGTGATGATAATACCTGGACAGTTTCAGATGAAGCACACGAGTTTTACAATGCAGTAACCGTGATAGCAGAGTGGGATCTTATAGGAGTAACCACAACAACAGATTCACTGAAACCAAGAAAACCAGAGGAATTAGACTTCTTGTCAGCAAAAACAGTATTTGTAAATGGACAAGCAGTTCCTGTGTACGATAGAACAAAGTTAATGACAACTTTATTGTATGCACCACGAGCACACCATACACCTGCGGTGACATTGCAGAGAACAGCAGCATTGCTGTCAGTTGGATGGACAGATATCCCATTTCGAAGATTTTGTAGAGAATTGATAGAATGGTTGATTTTTAAATATGATAAGAC